TCATTTTATGATTATGAATCAATGGAGTATACTCCTGAGATATCAACGGCATTAGACATTTATTCTGAAGAATCAACCACACCTAATCAGGATGGTTATTTATTACAAATTTACTCTGAATCAAAAAGAATTAAAAGTATCTTAGTTGACCTTTTTGTGAACAATTTAGATATCAATACTAACTTACCTATGTGGGTTAGAAATACTTGTAAATATGGTGACAACTTTGTTTACCTTAAATTAGATACTGAAAAAGGTGTTACAGGTTGTATTCAACTACCTAATATTGAGATCGAAAGATTAGAAAGAGGTATGGAATCAAGAACTGTAAACGCAACCCCAAACCCAAATGATAAAGGGTTGAGATTCCATTGGAAAGTAAAAGATATGGAATTCAATACTTGGGAGATTGCCCACTTTAGATTACTTGGTGATGACAGAAAATTACCTTATGGTACATCAATGTTAGAAAAGGCTCGTCGTATTTGGAAACAATTGATCTTAGCGGAAGATGCGATGTTAATCTATAGAACATCAAGAGCACCTGAAAGACGTGTATTTAAGGTATTCGTTGGTAACATGGATGATAAAGATGTGGAAGCATACGTACAACGTGTTGCAAATAAATTCAAAAGAGAACAAGTTGTAGATAGTAAAACAGGTAATGTGGATTTACGTTTCAATCAGATGGCGGTAGATCAGGATTACTTTGTTCCTGTTAGGGATCCAGCACAAACAATGCCTATTGAGACATTGGCGGGAGCTCAAAACTTATCGGAGATTGCCGATATTGAGTACATCCAAAAGAAATTATTAACCGCACTAAGAATTCCAAAAGCGTATTTAGGTTTTGAGGAAGTTGTTGGTGATGGTAAAAATCTATCTTTATTGGATATTAGATTTGCAAGAACAATCAATAAAATACAAAAGGCAATTATTGCCGAATTAAATAAAATTGCAATTATTCACTTATTCCTATTAGGATTTGAAGATGAATTACACAACTTTACGTTAGGTTTAACAAATCCATCTAAACAGGCGGATCTATTAATGATTGACGTTTGGAAAGAAAAAGTGACGTTGTATAAAGACATGGTTGGTGAGATTCCAAAATCAATTCAACCCACATCGGCTACTTGGGCTAAGAAACATATCTTTGGTTTCTCTGATGAAGAGATTAAACTTGAGGTACAACAAATTAGATTAGAAAGAGCGGTATCTGCTGAGTTAGATAACACTGCAACTATTATTACTCATACAGGATTATTTGATAATGTTGACAAACTTTATCATACATCAACAGGTACAACACAAACTCCACCTGGAGGAGCACCACCTGCACCAGGTGCCGCACCTGAGGCGGGAGGAGGTGAAATGCCACCACCACCACCTGATGCGGGAGGTGAAATGCCTGTAGGTGAATCAAAAAAAGATAACTTAAATATACTATTAGAAAATGACAATATAACAGGTGATACGTATATTGATTTATCAAAAGGTAGGAATTCTTTGGGGTCCATGGAAGAACAACTAAACAAATTACTAAATGATTGATATTTATAATAAAAAAAACTATGAAATTTGGTATATTAAAATCGAAAATTGAGAACTGTTTAGTTGAGTCTTATAAAAAAGACACACTAAAAAGAGATATGTTTGTTTTCGAGGAACTCGTATTAAAAAACAAATCTTTAAGTACTCTTTATTTTCTATATGATGAACTTAGTAAAAACAAAGGTTTAAACGAATCCATTGTAAATGAATATATTAACGAAAGTATTGTATTGTTTGAAAATACAATCTCTAAAATTAACACAAATGATGTAAAAGACGTTAATCAGTGGATCGGACATATAGTATCTGAAAATAGATACCAAGATATTGACAATTTATTCTCTAATAATGCTTCCACAATAGAAGAAAAATTAAAGAGTAAAAAAACAATTTCGGAAAATCTTAAAAAGGATCCAACTAAAGTAAAAGAAGTTATTGAGGTACCATTAAAATCTATGGTTGAGGTGGCAAACAAAACAATTAAAACATATCTTAATGATTTAACTGAGAGTGAGAAAAAACAACTTAATACTTTATTAAGTACTCCTGACGATAAGTTAAATAAAAAATATGAATTTCTTAAAGAGGATGTAATTGAAAAGTTAGAGACTTTATTAACAGAAAGTGAGGATTCTGAAACTAATCAGAAAATTAACGAAACAATCGAAAAACTACAAACAGAAAATTACGACAAATTAAACTACTTCAAATTGAGACAATTAAACGAAAACATTTAATTGTTAGTAATTTGTTTTTGTCTGTAAATAGCTTTATTTAAAATCTGTCTCTCAAGGACAGATTTTTTTGTATATTCTTTTCTGTTGTTAAGATGTGTATTCTGTCTTGTTTTTATAATTTTACTTTTTAATTCTTTAAGGGCCTTCTCAATCCCCCCATTTTTGTTAACTTTTACAATCAGCATATTTTTTTGTTAGTTGTTTATCTATTTGATATATACCATAAAAATAGTTATTATTATCTAAAATAAACATTATCAGTATGAAAAAAATTTATGAAAAAAGGCAAAACCGAAAAAATCAATGGCTTTAGAACATCTAAAATAGTCTATGGGACGGTAGATTCAAAAGAGTTTAAATCTCTTTACCTAAACATCCAAACTTGGGTTGAACCAAAAAAAGACTCTGAAAATTGGACAAGAGTTGTCCTGAATATGAGCCGATCAATTAAACATACAGTCTTTCACAAATTAGATAAGACAATGTTCGACGATAAATTTATAGTAGACTTAGATCTTAGAACAAGCGGTCTACACCTTAAAAAGAAATCATTCATGAATTTAGAGATTAATCTATTCTTAAATGAACCAATCGATTTCAAATCTTTAAAATTAAAGAAAACACTCAAATTATTAGTAAAAGAAATTTATTCAGATGTATTAATTAGTAATCCCAACTTCAAATTTTATTTAACAAAAAATGGAAATTCTAAACCTATTAAGATAAAAACGGAAACGGCCTAATATTTATAACTAAAACTTATTATGGGTGAATATAAAATTTTAGGGCCTAAAGATACGGGTAGAGGAATCCTTATTGAATACGATGCGGGATATATTAACCCAAAGGAAGGTCGTAATTACGAGATATTAAAAGAATCGGCAAATCATTTGGATCATTCAAAACCATTTGAATTTTATGCGGTTTTACAAAAATATAATACCCCTAACAGAAATGGTAGGGTATATCCTGAGAAGATCTTAAAGAGAGAGGCGGATAACTATAGAAAGATGATTGAGAAAGGAACCTCATTATCTGAATTAAACCACCCTGAGTCTTCTTTAATTGACTTGGATCGTGTATCACATATTATTACTGACATATGGTGGGATGGTCCTGTATTATTAGGTAAACTTAAATTGTTAACAAGTCCTGGTTTCCATGAAAGAGGGGTTGTATCTACTAAAGGAGATTTGGCAGCAAACTACTTACGTCAGGGAGTTACTTTAGGTATATCATCTCGTGGTGTGGGATCCCTTAAAAAGGTTGGGGAACAAAATGAAGTACAAGATGATTTTGAACTTATTTGTTTTGACCTTGTATCGTCACCATCAACACCGGGAGCATATCTTTTCCAAGATAAGAACGATAGAATGAAATATGAAGAGAACTTAGAAGAAGACAAAAAAATATCGGTAGATCGCCATGTTGGTGAAAGTGGTAACAAATCACTTGACTTAATGAAAAGATTAACCGATTATTTAGATAAATAAAAAAAAACTATGGAACAAGGAGAAAAGTATTTTGTGGCTAAAATCACATCTGATTTATTAGATACTGAATCAGGAAAAGTAAAAAAAACAAGAGAAGAAAAATTGGTCTTGGGATATACCCCAACTGATGTTGAAGCTAAAGTGACTAAAGTATATGAACACTATACGATGGATTGGAGAATCACATCAATCACTGAAAGTAAAATTGATGAGGTGATCGATTAATCATTATTTAAATTAAATTTTAAGATGGGAATAACATTAGTTATTTCCATTTTTTTTTGCCTTAAAGTCATAAAAACTGAATTTTTTTAATTTACACACTATTTATATTGTAAAACAAACTATAGATGAACAAAAAATCAGTTGTTGAAGATACTTTATTCCAAATCAAGCATTTGGAAGAAGCTCTTAAAGAAAATGCAAAAGGAATACTTTCTTCTACCATGAAGGATGAAATCAGCTCATTAGTAAAAGAATCTCTTAGAGAACAAGAAGAGATTGATGTTGAAGACGAAGAAGAGGTTGTTGAACCTGAAGGTCAAGAAGATGATGTCGAAGATGTAGACTTAGGTGCTGAACCTATGGATATGGAAGATGACATGGAAGATGACGACATGGAAGACATGGACATGGGTATGGAAGACGATGAGGATGCAATTGACATGACTGGAGCAGATATGTCAGATGTAATCAAAGTTTTCAAATCTATGGATGACGAAGATGGAGTTATCGTAAAGAAAGATGCGAACAATAACATTACATTATCAGATACTGAAACAGGAGCTGATTATTTTATCCAACTTTCTGAACAATACGAAGAAGAAGAACTTGATGAAGAAGATGATTTAACATTAGACGAAACTTTGTATGAAATTGAAATGGACGATTTTGAAATGTCATATGATGACATGGAAGATGACGACATGGGTATGAGTCGTAGACACCATGAAATGGACG